TGTCGTTGAGGTTGGTCATGCCGACGACAGTGGCAATCAAGACAACATTGCCATCGGTGAATGTCGTCCCGGAACTGACCACTACCGGGTCCGTTTGAGTGACATTGGTGATAACGGGCAGCGGGCTTGCGCCGGTGTAGCCGGTTTGGACTTGAAAAGATGAGCCATTGAATTTGTACCGCAGACCTTGTGACATTTCAGTTCCTTTACGTTGGTTTACGTGGGACTGCCTGCTGCTGATGAAGCGTAAAACACAAAATCAATTGTGCCTTGATGGGTATTAGTTACATTATCCTTGAAGGTAAAAAATCCTTGTCTTGTGCAAGGTGGATCGGTTGATTCCAATGCTGCGATTACTTGCTCGCACAACGCCCTCATTGCGCCATAAGTCTTGGCAACTACATCAATCTGAACGCGAGTGTCATCCGTTGTAAAGCCATCAGTTCCGCAAATCGTTGGCTCATTAACGCTACTGATGATTTGGTAAACGATTACCGGCCATGTCGGAGAAACTAGCACCGGGGTTGTCGTCCCAGGCGGGCTGATTGCCTCCTGCGGAAATGCATTTGGGTAGCACCGGTCATTGACTAGCGAACGCAGCGCGGTATAGATGAGTCCCTCGATCATTTTGCCGCCTTCCTCGCAGCAAATTTCTGCGCCTTCAGAATTCCCTCTGCCAGGACACGCTTGACCTCATCGATTTGCGCCTGCTTGTTTTGTTCAAATGCCGGACGCAGGAATGGTCGCGCAGCAATGTTCCGTGATCGCACTCCAAACTCTATGAATTTCCAATAGTAGGTTGGCGGGTCAACGAGGAATGTTTTGCCAACGCGACCGGCGCGCACGTTGGCTTTTGTGTTCGCATAGGCCCCGCCTTTGACCTTGAATATGCCAACTGCGCGCACCTCGACCCCCACTCGACTTTCGCGAACATCGCGGCGGCTGCCAATTGACGCCCTCATTGCGCCTGTGCGAGAACTTTTTTCAGCCTGCGTTCTTGCCGCCTGAACGACAAGTTCTGATCCTGCCTTGACTGCTTTGCGGATGAGGCGTTTGGAAACATTGTCCTTGAGTTCAAGCATGGTCTTGCCGAGTTCCGTTAGGCCTGCCACATCAATGCGCACTGCGCTTCTCTTAGCCATCATTCACCCCGCTCTTGGCCATGATCTCAATTTCCCGCTGCCCCATCTTCAGATTAGCAACACTGACAACATTGAATAGGAAACCCTGATGCACGATTCGGTGGAGTGCAGTAATCTGCGACGTTAGATTTGACCAGCGCACAATTATTCTTGTGTCCATCTCTGCGATGACTTGATTGCCAAAAATTGCCTCCCGTCCCTTCAGAGGTTCCACTGCCGCGCGACAGGTGCCCAGCGTTTGCCAAGTGGTGACAAGTTCACCCGTTGTCGCATCCTGCGTCTGCGTCGCAGTCTGAATTGTTATCTGATGGCGGAGGCGTCCAGCTTCCATTACGCAAACCCCTTCCGCAGAGCATCCAGCCCGAGCAGTTGATGGACCCCAAGCTTGAGTTCCTCCAATTTCAGTACGGTAGTCTGCTCGCGATTTTCATACAAGTGCCCCATGACCAAAAGGATTGCGGCCTTGTATTCCTGCGGCAAAGGATTATCTTGTGGGCTGGCGGATGGAAGATCATAGCCTGCCTCAAAACGAATCCGCACGGCATTCGGGGTCTGCCCTGTTGTCGGCCAAGCAGAATTGATTGCAGGATAGATGTAGCCCGGTTCTGTGTAGCTGTCCAACAAGTAATCAGCCGTCAGCAATTCCTGTTCTACCGCATTGGAATCGTCATACTTGACCGACGTAACGCTAGTGACCGGGCCAATTTGCAGGCGCACCCCTGCCCGATGATAAGTCATGCCTGCGCAAGGGAATCTGCCAATTCCCAATTCATATGTCTGCGGGACCAATGCGCGTCCGGACAGCCCCTCACAGATACGTCGGGCTGCAGGTATGTAGATTTGCTCCAGCAACGAATCATCCGGATGCGCAGGCGGACTGCCATAGTTGTCAAGACGCAGATGCCCGCGCGCTTCATCTATGGAAACCTGCTCACCCGCTGTCGCAACAACAACACGAAGGCTGCGACGAAACAGGCTATCAGAATAGAATGAATTTGGCGTCATATTTGGCTCGCATGTTCCCGCCAAATATCGGCGTGTTCACTATTTTCCAGGCCTGGCAGATTCGGGGTGCCAAGGGTGTAATGCGCAATCATTGGGCGGGCAGGCTTATCTTGCAAACCAACGAGCCAATTAGCTTCTGGAGGAAGGCCTCCAATTTCATCGTCAGAAAGCCAGCCAAATGCATGAAGGTCACGCCCAGGCCAGTTGTTAAGCATGTCCAATGTGATGCGACGATTCGCCTCATGATCGAGGTTCCAGAGCATGACCGATGACCAAAGCTTGCGCCGGTAATTTGTTTGAATTTGCCCATCCATCTTCACCCCGCTTGCCTTCATCGGCTCATGCTTGACGACCTGCACCGCCTTGCTTTGGTCCGCCATTGCCAACAATTCGTGAGGGTCCTCTAGGAATACCACATCAGCATCGACAAACAAACAAAGTCCGGAATGGCCTAGCAATGGGACGAAAAAACGACTGATTGCGAATTCCGTCGATTGCGGCGCGCTGCTGTTGAAGTCCCAAGCCCAAAATTTCCCATCGCCTCCATCCGGATGTCGCCGATCCACGGCACGGGTCAGCAATCCTGATTGCCGCAGTCGCGCCTCATACAGAGGCAAAGTGAGGCAGCCAAATGCACTTGCGGTTCGTTCCGCAACGGCATAAGCATCACGCTCTCGATCATCCCATCCAATATACACGCGCATTTGATTTTGGCCCATTAGAGGCTTTGCCATGTCATCTAGGCTAGGGGTATAGCCTGATTGTCCATAGAATTGTGTAGTGGCCCGATTTCATGTGTCAAAATTTGGTTTATAGTCAATCCCTCAGCCCCTTCTCGCCAGGAACCATAATGAAGTCCCCAGAAAGTTCCTTGGCAAGACGGTATCCAAGCCCCTCAAGATACGGCAAGGCATCCCTCTCCCCCAGCCCAAACTTCTGTGCGCGGCCAGGTTTCTGCTCAACGATTATCACTGGTTGATTGCTGATGATCGTCTCCTCGCCTCCTCGCAAGGCAAATAATTCGTAGCCCTCACAGTCTAGTTTAATGAGGTCAACCGCAATAAGGTGAAATGAATCTAACGTCCTGAGCGGGACCTCACCTGCCACATCCGGGTCAACCCATGAATCTCCAGAGCTTGTTGGAGCAGTATGAATTGACACCAGCCCCTCATGATCACCAAGTGCGCAAGGATACAAGCTGAATCGAGGAGGTGCATTACGCAGAAAACAGGCGCGATGTTCTGCAACAGGCTCAAAGGCGTGGATTGTCGAGAAAAATTTTGCCAATTGCATTGACCAGAGTCCGCAATGCGCACCGACATCGACCACAGAGCGAAACTGCTTGCAATAGCTGACAACTTCACGGAGTTTCTTGATCTGATATGTCCCGACCCCATCAACCAATTCTCCGCTCCTGGTCATCCATCTCGTCAGATGCGTTTCGCCGTCCGGAAGCCAAACGCCTTGATGTTGCTTCATGTTGCCCTCTCAAAATTCTCCAGCACCTCATCTGTGCTGATCGCCTCCATCGACTTGCGGCAAGTGGCGCAGGGGATTCGCGATCCGCAAGCACGATCAGCATGGCGAAGGTTAAGCTGCTCAAGATACCCAGTGTACTCCGGGGAAATGAACTCGCCCCAAAGGACAACAGCAGGGACCCCCAATGCTGCTGCCGCGTGATGCAGCGCCCCTTCTGTCCCAATGAAGCAGCGCGCCCCCGCAAGTATTGCGCAGCCTTGGCGAAATGTTGTGCGTACATGTTCCACGCGATCCAACTTGCGCGTCCCTTGCGGTCCAACTTGAATGAATCTAATCGCAGAGTCTGCCCGCAAAACGAAGTCTTGCCAGCGATCCCAAGGCCACGATTTATTCCCATCCTGAACTTTGGTGTTTGGCTCAATCATAACGCAATCCCGATACGCTGCGGCAAATTCGCACTCAGCATCAGATAGATAAATGTCACCCTTGACTCGATCCCACTTTTTCCAAACCCAAAATTTCGGCGTCTTGCCATCAATGTATGGCCTAGCCCCAGGCCCATTCAGGATGGTCGGCGTCTTGCCATTTCGGATTTGGCTGATGTTTGGAT